CGTAACACCCAAGCCTGTTCCAAGCCTCATCCGGCCCAACATACCCAAGCTCATTCCGTGTCATGCGCCATGCAAGAAAAGCGCAGAAAGCATTATCAATCGAGTTAAAGGGAGCCGTCTCAGCGGAACCAGACAATCTGGCTTCGCCAGATTCATATGGTACAGCGTCGGACTTCCCAGTCGTCATAAAACATGACAAAGAGCGATTGGCTCGCATCAGTTCAATGACATTCTCTGTATATTCGGGCCGAAAAGCCCGAACCATAATTACTTCCTCAAGGTAGCGTATGACTGGATTTATCGTGCCGTCAAACCGGGAAAAATCAGTCTGGCCAACACAATGTACAGCATTCACACATACCTCCACGACACGGTGTGAGATCTCAAGGGGATTCTTCCCAAACGCATACCAGTCCTTCATTTTAAGAACATCAGCAAGTGCGTAGATGAACCTTGAATAGTTCATCTTATCGACACCGTTGATAGTCGTGATGATACGAGGATCTTTAACGTTTCCGTAAGCTTCCCGTTTCATGAAAGATTTGCCAATGCGATTGGCCTTTGAGAACTCAGCCTCTTGGAATATCCGTCGTTGGGTCGGCCTGTTCTGGCGATCGTATACTTCCTCAACAGTGACAGGCACAAGGGTGCCAGCGATATCTCTATCGCTAGCACTCACATAGCCCGTATGCTTGAAGAAACGTTCTGCGAATTCGTTCACAACACGAATTATGAACGGAGTCAGTACAGGGTTCGACTTAACATCTTCGATTCTCCCCTTCACAGCCATTCTCAAACTGGATTCAACCATATCAGGTGCAAAGCAACCATCTAGGATCGGTCTCATGAAAGAGATAAGTGAAGGTTTCGCCTCAGGTTCATAGTTCTTCGGCTCAAACTGATATCGTCGAATTCCGCTAGCGCCACGGAAGGCCGAGTCAGATTTGACAATAGGTTTGTCGACATGATAGTCATAGACCACCGCGGCGGCAGCTTCACTGTCAAACCTAGATCTGACCTGGCCCATCACCAGCCCCATCTTACTCCTACGGGCAATGATACTTATATAAGAATCAAGCTCAGCGTCACTTTCAGCATGGATAAATTCATTCACACGTCCAGTGCTCACTTTCACACCCTCATTAGAATGCACCATTAAGCGCAAGAACCCAGAGCCAACGTATGGTTTGATACGCGTAAGCACTGGCCCCTGGAGGAATCGGGATACAAGTCCCGACAAACCTCTCCATTGCAATAAGGGCGTGAGGAGAATAAGCTGATGGTGTTCATCAGTTTGCCGTTTGTCTACGAGGTAGGTAGTGGTAACAAAGGGGATGTACGACCTCCAATTCAGAAAGCCATTCCATGCCCACAATCGGTGTACCACAATGTTGTCATTCGAATAGTTCCATACACGGTGTTTATATGTCGCCCCACCAGCTACTTGATAAACAACCTCACTGTTCTCGTTAAAAGTGAAAGAATATTCACCTTTTGATTGAGAGACAGATGAGGGTTGAAAAGTATAAATGAGTAGAGGCGCAAAACGATCCGTAATAAACTTTGGAATGTCAACATACTGATCAACGTCAACCATGGCCGTGAGGTCGCCTCCCCGCGGCTCATAGAGAGCTGGCGCAGCGCTCAAATCCTTAGCCCAGTAATACTTACGTGAGCCAATTCGAAGGTTGCGTTGGTCCGATCGACTACATTGATAAAACCACAATTTCCTGCCTAAACGATTTGCCACTAGTTCAAAGAACAGTGAACCTGAACTTCGGTCGGCTGCCGAAGCTCCATGTGGATGATCCGCGTGCGCACGCATCTTGGGCACAACGGTATCCACAAACAGAGAGCGGAGAGTTTCCGGACTATAGCCGTATCTCTCCGCTAAACGTTTGAGCGACCAACTGGAGAGGTGTCTCCAATCTATCGCGCGGGTCATTACTACGATCATCAACCCAGTAGAGGTGCTCAGCAGCAATGGCCAGAGTTTCCC